TTCAAATTCTCCTTTGCCAGTAGCAAGGAATGTGCCACCAACTGAGGTATTACCACCTACATCTAAAGTAGATGCTAGGCTTACTGCACCTGCTATTGTTACAGTGCTTCCAAAGTTTGTTGCGCCTCCAACAGATAAAGTAGATGCTAATGATACAGCACCTCCTACTGTAACTGTACCACCAAAATTACTATTACCACTTACTGATACATCGTCTTCAAACTCAGCCTTACCTGTTGTTATGAGTGTACCGCCAATAGATGTATTACCAGCTATTGTAACTGTAGAAGCAAAGTTAGCTGCACCTCCAACAGATAAACTAGATGCTAGGCTTACTGCTCCACCTACAGTAACAGTGCCTCCTAAGTTAGTATTACCACTAACAGAAACATTTGTTTTAAATGTAGCATTACCTGATACAGTTACAGTGTTATTAAATATAGCAGCACCTACAACTGTTGCTGTTCCACCTACATGTAGATTGCCACCAACTGTAGCATTATTAACAGAGATATTACCTTCAATAGATACTGTAATACCTGTTAAGTTAGACCCATCACCATAGTAAGCAGATGCACATACCTTTGCATTAGCAGCTTGCACATTAGCTCCACCAATAGTAACTGTACCGCCAATAGATACATTACTTGCAATAGTAACTGTAGATAAGAAGTTTGCAGCACCACCTACTGAAAGAGAAGATGCTAATGATACTGCACCACCAACTGTTACTGTACCACCAAGATTTGTATTACCACTTACTGATACATCATCTTTAAATGTACCTGCACCTACTATTGTTACCGTATTGTTAAGCTGTGCAGCCCCTGTAATAGTAACAGTAGATAAAAAGTTTGCTGCTCCTCCTACAGATAATGTAGAAGCAAGACTTGCTGCGCCAGCAACTGTTACAGTTCCACCAAGATTTGTGTTACCAGAAACAGATACATCATCCTCAAACTCTGCTTTGCCTGTCGTTATAAGTGTACCAGCCAGGGAAGTATTACTGCCTACATTAAGTGTAGATGCTAATGATGTTGCTGCCGCTACTGTAAGTGATCCATTAATATTTACATTACCACTAACAGATACTGCATCTTGGAATGTAGCTGCACCCACAACATTAAAAGGTCCAGATACAGAAACACTACCGCCAGCATGTATAAATCCTACAACAGATATATTTGCAGCAGTGCCTAGTTCAGCTTCTACGTTTGAGAGATTAGAACCATCACCATAATAAAATGCAGCAGTTACATTACCAACAACATTAAGATTACCTGATACAGAAACATCATCTCTAAACTTAGCAACACCACCAATACATGCAGAAGTAGCTACATCAAGTCTGCCTGATACTGATACATCATTTTTAAATTCTGTCTTAGCAGCAAACGTAGCTGCCCCTCCAGCAGAGAATGTACCACCCACACTTACATTGTTTTTAAATGTTGCTGCATTTTCTACAGTGACAGTAGACTTAAATGTTGCCGCACCTACAGCCGTTACTGTGCTATTAAGTTGTGCTGCACCTGATACAGTTACCGTAGAACCAAACTGTGCAGCCCCACCTACTGATACAGCAGCTTGAAGATGTGTGTCTCCTATTATTGTAGCTGTGCTAGATACCTGAAGAGTACCGCCAACCACAGCGTTACTTACTGAAATGTTACCAGCTACTGCTGCTGTTACTCCTGATATATTAGAACCATCCCCGTAAAAAGCAGAAGCACATACTCGTTGATCTGAATGTATATTACCTGTTGCTGAAACTAAGCCAGCTATGTTTAAAGTATCGTTTACTTTTATAATACTAGTGCCTACTACAAGCGCACTTTTTGCACCATCTCCAGTTTGTACTGGTTTAAGAGATGCTTCTACTCCAGTATTTGAAACAGCGGCACTTACTAAAAGAAGCTGTTGATAACTACGAGATATAAGTTTATCATTTAAATTTGTCATATTAACTTCCAATATTGAGCGGTTAAGCTAAATTCTGTCCCTGCTTGATTCCATGTTAAGTTACGCCCACCTG